GTATCACTGAATTGATGTTAGAGTGTGAGTTTATTTAATGTCAAATCCTTTTGATTTCGTCAATTCGATTTTACAAGAAAAGCAACCTATCGAAGATAAAAGCGAATACGTTCCTTTTCTGACTAATCGTTCTCTATCATATCACTATGATACAATTCTTCATGCAAATGAAATGAACATGAGAGGTAACATTGATAAAGAAATGCAATATGATTATCTCTTTCATTCGGTGAGAAAATACAAACGTCAATTTAAAAAATGGCACAAAGAAGAATCGAATACTGACATTGATTTGATCAAAGAATTTTTTGCAGTCTCTACGATGAAGGCAAAAGAAATTTACCCGATATTAACAGAGTCTAACCTTTTGTATATTAAAGAAAAATTGCAAAAGGGAGGAAATGCTAAATAAAGCATAGAATAGGGCATTTCGCTCTCTGATAATAAGAAGAAAGGTGAATTGATGTGGATAATAAAGACTTATTTAAAGGTAATGGAGTTTTAGTTTCTCTACAAAGCCCAGACGATTTTTTAAAGGTAAAAGAAACGCTCACCAGAATTGGTGTAGCTTCCAAGAAAGATAAAAAACTCTATCAATCATGCCATATCTTGCATAAGCAAGGGCAATATGCTATTGTTCACTTCAAGGAACTTTTTTTGCTTGATGGCAAATCATCAGATCTATCAGAAAAAGATGTGGCTAGAAGAAACTCTATCACAAAACTTTTATCTGAATGGGAATTGATTAAAATTGATGAAGACAATTTTGACGAACTTGAATTCGCACCGATTCAAGAAATTAAAATTCTTTCCTTCAAAGAAAAAAGCGAATGGGAGCTAGTTCCTAAGTACAATATAGGAAAGAAAATATAGTGAGTTTTAATTATGAGACCTTTGAAAAAGAAGAAAATAACTAAAGAACAAGTTACAAAACTAAAAAACAAATACACTCAAGATGTAGTCTATACGTCAAATCTTTATCCATTCAAAAACATCGATGGAAAAGACTTTATACCCATCTTCAATGATCCATTGAATAGGCGTATTACCTACTCTAATCCTGAAGCGTATGAAAAGATAAAGGAAAATTAATGGATATTTTTGACGTAAAATTGCCTCCTTTGCTCAAATTTAAAAAGAAGCATGAAAATGCCGTTATTCCTAGTTATGCGACTGATGGTGCTGTCTGCTTTGATTTTTATGCATGTCTTCATCCATTCAAGTCAATCTATCTTGTCGATGAAGGAAATGAAGTCGTTGAATTGAAATTGCAATACGACTATATGATTTTGGAACCAAATGAGCGATATTTGATTCCTACAGGAATTTGTGCTGATATTCCTGAAGGATATTGTATCAAAATTTACTCACGTTCTGGGCTTTCTTTCAAAGCTGGTATCATGCTAACAAATGGTGTTGGCGTTGTCGATTCGGATTTCGTCGATGAAATTATGATCTCTGTCACAAACTTTGGTCCTGATGCCATCGAAATAGCCTCTGGTGAACGAGTCGCTCAAGGCGAATTTGCTCCTTTTATCAGACCTCGAATTGAGGAAATATTTCATGATTTAGATAAAAAAGGCAATCGTCAAGGTGGTTTTGGTTCAACTGGAGAATAAATAAAGATGTATCATGCCTTCGGGATGATACTTTATTAACTCAACCTTGCTTAATTAAGGAGGTCTTTATGACACTTACAACAAGAAATCTTTCTTTTTTTCATCACCCATCAAATGTAGGATTTGATCGTTGGATTGATCTTCCACAACTTCTTTCCGAAGAGAGAATCAAGACTACATTCCCACCACACAATTTAATAAAGGTCGGAGAATTTGAGTATATTATCGAGCTTGCTGTTGCTGGATACAAGCAAAGCGATCTTGATATTACTCAAGAGAAATCTCAGCTTGTTATTAAGGGTGATATTAAAGAAAAGGAACAGACAACTGAATATATCCATAAAGGATTAGCTGGAAGAAGTTTCACTAAAGCATTCACGTTGGCTGATACTATCATTGTGCAAAATGCTTCTCTCGAAGACGGAATTTTAAAAATCTTTTTGAAGAATCAAATTCCAGAAAGAGATAAGCCTCGTAAAATTGAAATTGCAACATCTGCGCCGGATGTTCAACTTTTAGTTGAATAATATGATATGATGGGAATGCGGAGATATTTCTCCGCATTCTTTAGAGGAATTTGTAATGGAAAAACAGCAAAGATATGATTCGCTTTATCTAGATCTTGCTTTGCGAGTGGCTCAAATGAGCCAAGCTAAAAGACTTCAAGTTGGATGCGTTCTCATTAAAAATGATTCTATCATCAGTTTTGGTTGGAATGGTATGCCAACTGGTTGGAATAATAATTGCGAAATATGGAACGATTCTTTAGAGCTTGTAACAAAGCCAGAAGTTCTTCACGCTGAATCAAATTGTTTAATGAAGGTCGCAAAATCGACAGAATCTTCTGTAAATTCTACGTTGTATCTCACTCATTCTCCTTGCATTCATTGTGCAAAAATGGTTTATCAAGCAGGCATAATTCGTCTAGTATATTTGAATAAATATAGATCTGACGACGGTCTAAATTTTCTTCAACAATGTTCAATACAAGTAGAGAAATTCAACTATGATAACCATATTACAACTAGAAAATTTGATTAAGGCTATATACCCATCATCTAAACCAGAAAATTATTCAAATGAATTATTGATGATACTCAAAACATTTGAGATTAATACCACTCTAAGAATTGCAGGATTTATATCTCAAGTCCTACATGAATCTGGTGGCTTAAAACTAACAGAAGAAAACTTGAATTATTCAGCTAAAGGTCTTTTGACTGTGTTTAAGAAATACTTTCCAACAGAAGAATTAGCTAATCAATATGCAAGACAACCCGAAAAGATTGCTAATCGAGTCTATGCAAATCGCATGGGTAATGGTTCAGAGCAATCTGGTGACGGCTTTAAATTTAAAGGCAGAGGGCTTATTCAGCTAACAGGAAAAGATAATTATAAGAAATGTGGAACAGATATTGGAGTAGATTTAATTGCTAATCCTTCACATTTAACAACTCCTATGGGAGCTTGTATTTCCGCAGGATGGTTTTGGAATGAGAGAAATCTCAATCTCGATTCTGATCGAAACGATATTCTTACCATAACAAAAAAGATTAATGGTGGAATAAATGGTCTAGAAGAGCGAACAAAATTTTACGAAAAAGCTAAGGAAGAATTGAAAAAATACGCTTGAGTTTTTTCTCCGATTGATATATTCTAGATACATAAACAAATCCAACATGTGTGTTCGCGTTTCGTCTTATAGGCATGTTGGTACCTTCGATACTTTTTACGAAGTAAAAGAAGAAAAGCGTAATATAATGAGCGGGCAAGACGATAGGTTGCCACCGGAATTCGTAACCGGTCCAAATTCTTAAACAAAAGGAAATGATGATGTTGAATGAAGCTGTTGTCCAACAAGTGAAAGCTAAGTATTCCGAGAAGTATAACATCTATGATGTTCAAGTCTTTCATCGTGAATATGACGATTCATATGAAATCTTGGGTAAGATTGATGATCCAACTGTCAACATGAATGATTTTGTTGGTAGGGAAGTTCTCTTTCCTAAGAAGTGGGTCACTCTTGAAGTTGTTTCAAATTAGGAGGTATTATGCAAGTCCGTGTAGTTGTTTTGAAGAGTGGAATTTCCATTCTAGGTGAGTTGCTTGGTGATGTTAATTTTGATACATTTTATATTCGAAATCCAGTAGAAGTTTCGATGGGTTCAATCAAGGATGAAGGTGCGAATATTTCTTTCTTTCCTTTTCTGAACTATACTGTAGAAGCTAATGAATCTGGATTGCCGATCAATAAAAACGACGTTCTTTTCTGTTTGAATCCAATCAAAGAATTGAATGAACATTACACATCTCTCTTCGATAAAGAAACTGATGAGCAATGATTTTTATACTAATGTAGCATGTGTTGGTAACAATATATTTTTCATCGGGGTTAAGAACGGCAAAAAGATACGAACTAAAATTCCTTATCAACCAAGTCTGTTTGTGCAATCGAATAAGCAGACTCAGTTCTTTAATCTCGAAAATCAATGCCTCGAAAGAATGGATTTTGACTCCATTCGCGAGGCAAAAGATTTTGTAGAGCGATATCGTGAAGTAGAAAATTTCAAAATTTATGGAAATAATCGTTTCGAATACGATTACATTTCGTCCACCTTCAAAGATCAAATTGAATGGGATTTGAGCAAAATTCAAATTCTCAATATCGAT